AATTGATTGTTGAAAAAGACCACTCTCAACCTTTTTCCACATTTGAGACAAATATTTGTTTTGTTGAGCTTGTAATTTTTCTTTTTCATATTCAGCTCTATTATTAGTTTTTAACAACACATCACCATTGATATTAAATCTTTGAGTTGAAGTTTGTTGTTTAGGTGTTGCTTTTATAGAATCTGGGCTAAGAACTTTACCTAGTCTTTGAAATATTGTTAAATTTTTATTATCTGCCATAAATTAATTTTTTTATAATTATAGTATTTTTTACCAAAAAATAAATGTTATTGAACGTAATCACACTCGACATAAGCCGAATGCTGTTGTTCATAGTTAACAACTGTTATATTATATACGTAAGTTGTAATCCAATCTTGCCCTTGCGACCCAGCAGTTGCATTACAAAAAGTTGGATTTGAATTACCACCACTACTTTTAGACTTATTGGCTTGATTAGGTACGTAGGTTGTGCATCCAGGGGACCACGTGTAAAGTTGTGGTAAATAACCTTTACGTACAAATGTTCTTTTACAATTATTTCTTTTTGGTAACATATTATTTTATTTTTTTGACGCACCAAATAACCATGAATATTGACCAGTCGGGTCTTGCATATTTCTGCTTACTATAGGACTTATATTTGGCTTATTTTTTTTATTTTCACCACCAATCCAATTACTTACGACAGTTGGTTTTTCTTTTACTTGTGTTGTTTGATTAAATGTCGATGTAGTTGTAATACTCTTTGTTGGTGCACCAACAACCCAACTACTTAACATTGCTTTGTTTTGCTTCTCCAACCTTTCAAGGTTTTTAAAAGAATGTTCAACAACCCATAAACACATAGCCAATGCCATAAGCAAATCATCATGATAACCATCCATATGGTCTGGTCTACCATTTTTGTAAATGAAAGTTTTCATTTCTGATGTCATTCTTGTTGAACGTACCTTAATAGCATCAGTTCTAATCTTAAATTCTAAGTTAGAAACCATTGGTAAACGAACTGATGTTGCGTGAAACCCTGGCATCTTATTATCTTTGTTATAATTTGTAAGTTCTCTTTGTTTAGATGATAATATTTTTCCATTCTGATTATCATAATGCAATCTTTTATAACCAAATTCCAATAATTTAAGAATAGTAGAAACACCCATACCACCAGTAGCATCAATCACAGTATAAGCTTTATATAAATCCCCATATTCCTCAATTATTTGTGCTAATAAATCTGGTTGAATTTTACCTTGATACTCAACCACTTGTTCCATGGTTGTAAAATCTAATATAACCATCGTAGATGAGTCTTCCCCATCACCCCTAGAAACATCGCTAGCTAAAATATATTGATGACCTTCTTGTGGTTCCTCCCATATCCAAATATCACCATCTGGTCCAGCTGTATATAATGGTTCTTTAACATTATTTTTATTTTGATGTTCAATATATTGTTCATCAATAACATTTCCACCAGAACCAATAAATGATACATCCAATTCTTGTGCAATCATTTTAGCATCGTTATTCATACCACGACACATTTCTTCGTACCATGATGACGTTGGTTTCCAACCTTCTGCAATTCTTCTTTGATAAGAATCGAACGTAAATTCAACTTCTTGTTCTGTTATTTCATCTTTAATCCAATGCAAATCTTTATTATAACGCAAGTCTTCATACCATTTCATTTCAATTATATTGAAACCATTTTCTTTTTTTCTAGCTTGGTCATATGTTTTATAATATAAACTATCCATACCTTTTGGTGTGCTAATTAATACACAGCGACCACCAGTACCTAGAGCTGTAAGAGCCGCACCAAAAACTTCAGCACCGTTATCAATATAAGCAGCTTCATCCATCACTAGATAGGTTGGTACAAAACCACGCAAAGCATCTTTAGATGTAGCAACCGCTTTAACACGACTACCATTAGGTAGCTTTATTTCTTTTTTGGAATCTGTAAGGAAAATACTTTTTTCCTCATTTTTTGTTGTCCCATAATAATCGGAACCCCAAACCCATCTAGGTAATTGTGAAAGAAAATCTTTAATTTTAGCCAAAAATTCAAAAGCTAATTCTTGTTTGTTGGCGATGATTAGAACGGCTTCTGGGTTATCAAAATCAGCAAAACCAACTTTTATTGCCATATAAGCAGCTGTTGTTGTAGATACACCAGCTTGTCTAGGTTTTGTGACTAAGTTAAATCTATGTTTATCATATGCATATATGATTTCCTTTTGTCTTGGGAATAGTTTAAAGGGGACAAAACCTTCTTGCGTTTTGTCAAACGTTTCCAAGTAATTTTCAATCGCATAAACTGGACTGGCTAAACATTTTGCATATTCTCTAAAAATCTCGTTAGTTGTCAAATTCATAACATAATTTATGTTACATATAAATATACCAATAACGAATAAAGGCCCGTATTGGGCCTTTATTTAGAATAATTCATCAAAATCATACCCTTCTTTGGTATCATCCGATTCAATATCATCACCAAATAATTCATCAAATCTATAACTTGATTTATTTTCAAATTTTGGTTCATCTGTATTCCCCAATTCATTCATAGCTTCATTAAACTCATCTTCTTTAAACTCAGTTTTAATTTCATCTAGAATATTCTTAACAATCTTTTTCCCTTCTTTTGTTCCAGCCATAATCTCTCTCATTTTAAGATTAAACTCTTTAACTGGCATTGAAGCCAATTCTGTATATAAATGATGTTTTAAATGAAAATCATCTGGTTCAATCATTGAAGTGAAACGTCCCCATAATGCTGGTCCAAGTCTCATATCCCATGGTTCAGCAGCCAAGAAATCGGATTTATTTATTACATATTCACCTATTCTTTTATCCTTTGGTAAACCATGCGCTGACATCAACTCCATAACACCTTTAACCAATTCATGAATAAGAACTGGGAATACCATTGCTTGAGCATAAATAACGGCTTTAGGGTTTGACGCTGTTGGAAATTGAACCCTAACAATACCACCACTAATACCTTTCTCCATTGCTGGAACAATGTAATATATATAATCAGCAGCTGCCATCATTTTAGAATACTTATTTGGTAATCTTGGGTCCATATCAGTCAATTCTTCATCAACTACGTGGAACATATGATTGGTTTTCTTTGCAGCACCTTGTATCATAGCATTAAGAAACCTTCTTTTATAGACTTCATCTTTTGCGTTAACCATTTCATCATGGTTTTTAAATTCAGTTTCTGTTGTAATTGGTTTTGGGTTCTTTTTGGTGCCTTCCATATTGATTTCAGATGTTAATTCAGCACGAATTTCAACAATATCTTCACCCATATTGAATTCTTCCCTAACCATTTTCTCAGCCAACTTTTCCAAAGATTTCTTGTGTTTGGCTTCAAGACCCATTGTTTCATAAACCAATGGCATCATTTCTTTCATAACATGACGATTGTCTACACTTTCAACATCATAAGCTCTTTTATAACGATTAGCAACTTCTTTAAAACGTTCACCTATTATCTTTTCTTCAAAAGTTGATTCATCATCTTCTGGAAATATAGGGTGTTTACCTAAAGAATGTTGTCTATTCTTTAAATCTTCTTCTAAACTAGGGTGCATTCTTTCGGTAATACTATCAGGATAAACAATACTTTCATTTATTGTTTTTTCTTTTTTTGCCCTCTTTAATGCCTCCTCAACTATTTTTCTATAATCAGCCATTATCTTATATCTTTTACTTTAATAATTTTATTTTCAGTTACTGGTTGTTGTTGTTGTTGTTGTTGTTGTTGTTGTTGTTGTTGTTGTTGTTGAGGGGTTTTATTTGTTGCAATATCTTTTAAACCAGAAATCAAATTTGCTAATCCAGTTCTAGGAACACCTATCATTTCAGCAAATGCTGCAATTACTTCTCTTCTAGCCACAGGTGTTTTTATCGTGCTAATTATGTTTGAAGGAATTTTTTTACCTATCATATCCATAAGCTTTTTAGCTTTAGCATTCATATCTTCATCAGATTCTTCACCAGTTGGTGATTCTTCAGAAACGATATTTTTTTTATAACCAAAAACTTTACTCTCAAAGAATTTTTTAAATTCTTTTATACCCATGTATTTTTCACCTTCACACATATTAGCTTTAGCTAATTCCTCAACACTTTTAAATTTTCTAAACTTACCAGTTTTTTCGTTAACAATATAGTGTTTATATTCACTTAGCCCAATACTCTTATTTTCATCAGCAATTTCAATAATTTTATTTTCCATTTCCAATTTTTCTTTCATTGGTAAAGCTA